AATCAAGGGTTTTTAGCGTTTTATTAACGGCGGCGTTCTGGGATACGAGCAGCCTTACCTTGTAATGCACGTAAGTTAAGGCTGCATTCAATGCGTTATCACAAAATATTCAAAGGCGTATGATACATGCTTTAAACAGCATAATATCAAAAGAAAGTTTCATTGATTTGTCTGATTATAATCAGTGATTATTTTATGATTTCCCCCAAAAGCCCCCCAAACTGTCACTGAATCAAAACCTCATTTATGTATGTAAAATACCCCGATCACCGAAGCAACCAGGGCGCTGTTATCTACTAACGGTTTTTCAACCAATCGTAGATAATATCTGAGATTAGATTGACGAGGATCGCCAATACTAGGTCAAATATGATTGAGATCATTAAGGGTACACCCCCTAACTGTGCATAGTGAAAATAGTCAGTTTTCTGCACATAGCTATTATACCCCAAAACATTGACACATTTGAAGATTTGTTTTAACATATGTATAGAGATCATTGGGGTACACCCAATAGCAAGCTAGTCACTTGCGACAGTCTTACCTTCCAACTTTATGTTGGGGGGTAATTTTTTTGCACTAAAAAAGCGCCACACTCGACATCAAATCGAACGTGGCGCTATATTTTTAGTATTTTAAGTTTTGTCCCGAATAAATCAAGTTGGCGTTTCTAATCCCATTGACGCTTTGCAAGTGTGCTACTGTCGTACCTAAACGACTAGCGATCGTACTCAAGTTATCGCCTGAACGCACCGTATACGTGTTTGACGTTGTAGCCTGCCCACTAACTTTGAGCACTTGACCGGGGTAGATCAAATTAGCGTTGTGAATATTGTTAGCACTCTGTAATGCGCTGACTGTCGTGCCAAATTTAGCTGCGATCGCACTCAAGCTGTCACCAGAGCGCACTGTGTAGGTCGTCGTTGCTGGCTGAATGGCGTTCTGCTTAGCAGTCGCTAAAATCTCAACGTTTGAGCGATCGATCCATGACATGATACCGACAAGTAAAACTTTGTTGCCGTTTGTTTGGATAACTTCATAGCTATTTCCTTTGACCCAGTTTGGAATACCCTCACCATTGCTCCAAGTCTTAGCACTGAAGTTCACTTTGACTGTGTATCCAGTAGTGATATCTTTTTTCGGCGTGTTATCTGCTTGAATCCCTTCTTTGACTGCTTCTGGTTTCGTTACTGGTCGTTCAGCATCACCGTGTTTGTACCCTTTCTTGGTAATACCTAACAAATCAACATTGTAGTCCAAGCCACCAGCCCGACCAGTCGAAGTAAATTGCCAGATCGCAACTCCCGGCATACTTGGAAAATATCCCCACAATGGTCTAGTTCTAACTTGCATATCAGCATAGGATGCGATCCAAAGAGAATTAGGAAATTCTGATAGGATGCGATCTAACTGTAGGTGGTTAGCGATATAGTATTTACCAGAATACAAAACTGGCGTATAGCCAGCATCCCTAATCCGACGCATACCATATAAAACATTATCTGTATTAGCCTGCGCGCTAGGTCCAGCACCATCTTCGTAATCTAAAGCAATGATCGAACCTTTGGGCGTTTGGATCTTAGGCAAAAAATAATTGAGCATATTAGCTGTTTGCATCGCATTTCCGCCTGTTTCCATCCACACATAAGTGTGCATTCGTAATCTCATCGCGATCCCTGTGCTTATCTGTGAGCGATACGTCCATTGGTCATATAAACGACCATGCACTGAGCCACCGACCTGGGCAATGCTAAAAGTATCACTTGCTTGAACTTTCTGCGCACTTGCCCCTTGATAGATCGCAGTATCAGTGCCAAATTCACGCTCATCTGCTTTGACGTGATCAACCTGCACAATCTTTTGTACTGTGGCTGGCACTTGATCTAAATTTTGTGTCGCATTATCTACAATCGGACCAGTCAAAAAAAGAGTCGTTGTAACAGCGACTCCTAAAAGTAATTTTTTCTTGTTCAACTAAATCAGTCCTCCTTGTCTTTTTGTGGGTATTGTTTCAATAGATCCCGTTGCTTAGCATATGCTTGTTCTACTGCATTTACGATCACTTGTTCATCTTTTACGGTGAAACCTGCATCTAAGAGTGCCTGAGAAACAGCTTGGACCGCATGATTTTTCTTCATCGCACCGCTCAAGTACTCAGTCACTCCAAGTTTTTGAGCGGCTACCACCGCATCTTTTGCCAGTGGCTCGAGCACGTTAAAAATCGTACGTGCACGCTCATTTTTTCGGATCTCACTTCCAACATAAACGATCACAGCTGTAATGATCGTAATAAATAGTGTTACTAAAGCATCCATCATTTTTTATCTCTCCTTTCTAGTTTTCGTTTGAGCCTTGCATTTTCTTTTTTTAGTTCTTCTAAATCATCTTTATCTTCAGTTTTTTTGCGATTTTCGTGCGCTGTGATCCAAGCGACTAAAGCAGAACCCAGCGCACTGATAACCGCAACTAGTACTTGGTCGCTCATCTTGTCACCCTTTCGCCATGATCTCAGTTACCATTTCCGTTAGTACAAAAAAGGCGAAGATCCCTGGAAAGCCCACATAGACACCTACCAAAATATCCGTCATCGTAAATGACAAGAAAAATATTGACCATACACATGTCAAAAGCCCAGTCATCACAGGTCGATAGTATAGATTTTTTACATCCCACAACGCATAAACTAAAGCTACCGTACCGACACAAGCTAACATGAAAATAAACGGCGGGTCATCTAACACTTCAAGATATCCATACCCGTCTAAACTAAAGATCCCTGAACTTCGTTTGACAATAAAATAAAGTGCCAGAGCATATGTCTCCAACGCTTTAAACAACCAAAAACGATTCTTTTTTAAATTTTTTAGCATCATTCTCACCTTCTTACTGCTCCTAAACTCTCCACATCAGCATCAGACCAGATGCCTAATTCGTACATCACTCGAGCAAAATTAGGCTTACGCTTTAAACTGTCATTATTAGTGTCACGATTTCCAACAGCATTTGTCCAATTATATTTATGTGCATCTTGAATTGGATCGAGCACTTTGGTCGTCGGCGACCAGTAAATATAATCATCACCATCTCTTTTCACAAAATCTTCTAAAGTCAAAACCCCACGGGCACAATTTATAATGTTATATACTAATGGGTATGCTGCAAATTTATTTGCTAATGAGTTTTCAAAAGAATATCCATAGCCGTACATTGAACCTGACGTAGGATAGTCTGGAAATTGAATACCACAACCGTTGTCAAACCAAATAGTCCACGGCGTAGTCGTTCTATCTAGTGTCCAAGTCGCCGGCGCTCGCCTCTTATTATAAAAACTTTGCTGAATATTACGGTCTAATGTCTGTACGCTGCTTACCAAATTATTGAATTGAATAGCCAGCTCGTTTACTGCATCTTCGCGGAATCTTTTTTCATCCCCAAGTCTTTTTTCAAAATCATTTCGTAAATTTCTATCAGCTAGTAAAGAATTTCTATTGTTAGTCGCAATATGTTCAGTTAGTTGTTTTACATGATCTAATATCAGTTGATCAAATTTGTCATCCAACGCTTTATCTTTATTATCAGAGTATGATTTTACTTTGGTCTCAGTATTTGAAATATCCGTTTGTAGAGCTGATTTAGCCTGTGAAAGTTTAGTTTCAAGCTCACTTTTGCTTTCTTGTAGCTTGTTATCAAGTGTATTTCGTACACCATCTATTCGTTCTACAAATTCTTCTTTAAGACTATCAAGATCTCTCAACGTCGCTAATGCAGCTGCATTGATCTTGATCGCAACGTTTTGATTAGCCAGTTGCAAGGCAAAATTGATCTGTAAATTAGTTCGACTCCCCCCTTCATAAGCATTGATATATTGTGGTTGATTAGCTTTGATAACAGCAAATAAACGTTCTTTACCGTCAACTTCAGCGATCAAAAAGACTGTGTTTAGTGTATAGTCATATCTAACATCATAGCCATCAAATAAGATTTCAAAGGCGAGCGAGCCGTCGCCCTTTGGTTCGATCTTATTCAACATAGTTTCTTGATCATGTGAAGCATTATTGTAATTTGTATCTGTTAAATCAACTAAACTATCCGAATTATACGCAGTCGATGAAGCAACTGCCTTTGTGATCAATAGATCTTTTTCGTTTGCGATCGCTTGGTTTAAAAGCTCTAATCCTTGCGTCGTAACGACTTGAAGTGAACCCATAAAGTTGGACACTCTATTTAGACTATATTTCTTAAGGCAAGATGTCGGTATTCTACCGGTGTC